TTTATCGATAATCTCTTTATAGGGATGTCACAGATAAAGGCTTATAAGGATGCTGGCTATAAGGCAGAGGGTCATTCAGCTGAATCTTCGGCATCGGAAATCTTGAGAAATCCTGCAGTTTCAGCGGAAATAAAAAAAAGATTAGCTGATATAGAGTATAGAAACAGAATACGGTTAGGTAGAATTAGTGAGACTGGCTTAGTAAATTTACTCAAGATTGTACAGGACGGTACTCTTGAGGATAGAGTTAAGTTAGATGCTATAAAGGATGCGCTTGACCGAGCAGGGTTGAAGCCAGTGGATAAACAGAGCCTAGAAGGTGGCCTGGATATAACGATAAGATACGCTAATGAAAAAGATAGAGGTAATACTAAATCCTAAGATTGGCAAATTCCTCAGCCAGTCAAAGAAAAGAATCAACGTTTTGTTTGGAGGCGCTGGGAGTGGCAAGAGCTACACAGTAGCTCAGTACCTCCTGCTCAAGCTCTACCAGGAAAAAGACATTAGAATTCTAGTGGTGAGGAAGACCCTGCCTGCCCTGAGAATCACAGCCTACCTACTAATATTAGACCTATTAGAAGAATACGGCTTTCCCTACCTGCTCAACAAGACTGAGATGACCATTTCAGTTGGGAGAAACAAAATGCTCTTTAAGAGCCTGGATGACCCAGAGAAGATAAAGTCCTACGAGGGTAACTATGTCTGGATAGAGGAAGCCAGCGAAATTAGCCACAAGGACTTTATGCAGCTCAATCTCAGGCTCAGAAGACGCACCGATTCAGTCAATCAGATGTTCCTCACCTTCAACCCAATAAACGAATTTCACTGGCTGAACGAGAAGCTGGTGCAGGGCAGGCGCAAGGATACGGCGGTCAACCAGTCCACCTACAGAGACAATCCTTTTTTAGACCAAATCTATATAGACGAACTAAATGCTCTGAAAGGTGAAGATGAGACATACTATCAAGTATATGCTCTGGGTGAGTGGGGAGTGCTCAAAAACGTTATCTACACTAACTATGAAATTGTAAAAGGAAAAGACTGGCCAGAGAGCTTTGACGAGACGATATACGGACTGGATTTTGGGTTCAATAACCCCACTGCTCTTCTGGAAATAGGAATAAAGGATACTGAGTATTACGAGAGAGAGCGGCTCTACAAAACTGGCTTAACTAACGCTGACCTGATAGCCGAGCTTGAGAAACTAGTTGGGAATAAAGATAATAATATCTATGCTGATAGTGCCGAGCCCGCTAGGATAGAGGAGATACAAAGGGCAGGATATAATATATACCCATCGAAAAAGGAAGTTAAGGATGGGCTGGATTTCGTGAAGCGGCACAGGGTTTATATCCACGAGGACAGCGTTAACCATATTGACGAGAAGAGGGGCTATAAATACAAAGAAGACAAAAATGGCAATATCCTGGAGGAGCCGGTAAAGTTCAGAGACCACTTGCAGGATTGCGAGCGCTATGCCCTTTATACTCATAGTGGCGAGGTCGGCTTAGATTTCTGGACTTTTAGTACTCGAGGGGGAAGATGAAAGGAGATTATAATGGAAAGGATAGATGGACAGTATTATTTAACAGATGATATTATGAAGAAGGTCAATGAGCTTGTAGAAGAATATAATAAGATGAAAGCTAATCTTAAGGCGATGTCTTATTATAACGAGTTAGATAAAAGATTGAAGAGATTAGAGGTGATAGAGGTTAAAAGAATGCTTGATAATAAATAAATTAGCCAAATCTGAAACCCCGATGAACAAAGGGCAAAATGTTATACCGTAACAGGGCGGATAAGATTTTGAAAGGAGAGATAGATGAAGTGTTATATTTGTGGCAAAAAAGCAGAATATTGGATAAGCGATATAAGGCCAGTATGTAAGTATCATTTTGGGCAATATGAAAAGTGGGTGAATAGAGAAATTAAGGCAAAACTAGCCAAAACTGAAACCACGATGAATAAAGGGCAAAATGCTAGTGCTTCACCGAGCAGATTAAAGTGATACTTTAAGTTTGAAAGGAGTTTACAATGTTCAATAAGCTGAGAAAATATCTCAAGGCTATGTTCGAGGGCAATAGATGCAGGTTCAGTAAATGGTATAAGCATTATTGGGGAGCTAGAGAATGAATAAAGATATGATACAAAAAGATGTAGAATGTCCTAATTGTCACAAGAAGTCAGATAGACGAATCGAAGAGATTGAGTTTAAGGACGGAAATATAGAAAGTGTGAGAATTAGTCCTTGCTGGATTTGTGGTTATGGTGATTTAGACGCTACAAAAGCAGCTAGTGAAAGAGTTATATTCGCAAGAAGAATGGGGATTAAGGATATTTTTGATGAATGACTGGCAAGTAGTCCCCAAAAGAAGAACGATTAGCGGACTGAAGTTTGCGCTGCACGGTGGGAGCAAGCTAACCGTTTATATAGGAGCAGGCACTAGAAGAAAAATAAAAGGATACAAACCTAACAGCCACTGCAACGTCTATCAGAAAGGTGATTACCTTATGGTGCAGTTTACTTGTGAACCTGATAAGAATAGCAGGATAATAGGCAACTCAGTCTTCAGCCTGCCGTATGGTCTTGTCAGTAAGCATTGGAAGGATGGCGCAAGAGAAATATTGATACCTGCAATAGTGGAAAAGGACAGCCTGATCCTGTTGGATTTGCGTGATTTGGGTAAATAATTTGCATTAAGAGAGATAGGGAATATAATAGAAAGGAGAAAAGACAGGAGAATATGAATTGAGCTGGTGATTGTATGGGTCTGCTATCAAAACTAGCCGACACGTTTATCAAGAAGAGCGTTGACCGCTACCTTTTGAGTGCCTTCAACCCTTGGGAGTTGTCAAGAGGCAGATTAAGCACTACTGATTTCGATATGGCCGTGAAAGCCTTTACTAGTTGGGTTTACCGATGTGTAACTCTAAATTATCAGTCTGTAGCAAAGTTAAGTCTGAAACTGTATTCCCAGAAAGAGTCAACCAGCAAGAGCACGGCCAGAGTTAACCAGATACCCGTGAGTACCAAGACCTATGATTCCTACCTAAGAAATACTTCTCTAAAACATTATATCAAAAAGAAAGACGTGGATATAGAGGAAATAGAGAGCCATTCTTTCCTTGACTTGATGAAAGTTGTCAATGACCAGCGGAACGAGTTCGACCTGAAAGGCGAAACTCAAATGTTCCTTGAGCTAACTGGCAATTCTTATTGGTATCTTATTCCCTCCAATATGCGGGGGGAAAACGGCAGATATATCCCTGCTGGTGTATGGGTATTGCCTGCCAACCGAGTAAAGATAATCCCTTCTAAGAAGACCTTCATTGACCATTTTGAGTTAAGACAATCAGGTTTTGGCGAGCCTACCCGATATGAGCCAGAAGAGATAGTTCATTTCAGATTCCCCAACCCCAATGACATACTCTACGGAATGGGGCCGCTCCAGGGGGCAGCCAACGCGGTGGACGTCAACCAGTACATCAAGGACTACGAAATAGCCCTATTCAAGAATCAGGCCAGGCCAGACATTATTTTCAAAATGGAAAAGGGTATAACCGTGAAGGAGCCCGAAAGGGAGAGGTTTACCAAGATGTGGCAGGATACTTATGGAGGGGTAAAGTCGTCAGGAAAGGTGGGAGTCTTACCAGGCGGAATGGACTTGAAGGAGCTGGGCTGGAGCCCGAAGGAGCTGAGCTTCCTAGTAGGCAGAGGGATGACTATGAATGAGATAGCGACTATTTTCGGTGTGCCGATGACCAAGATGACCACTGAGCATGTTAACCGAGCTAATATGGAGACCGGCGAGCTAATGTACCAGAGCGACACCATATCCCCTAGGTTGAGGCTGATGGAGCAGAAGATAACTGAGAAGCTCCTGCCGATTTATGACAGTAAGTTATTTTGTGTGTTTGAGGAGAATATCCCGCTTGACAGGGAGTTCAGAGTGACAGAAAGGGAAAGTAATCTTAAAACAGGCTATTCTAGTATAAACCAGGAACGCAAGATTGACGGGAACGAGCCTGTAACCTGGGGGGAGTGGCCTATCCTTCCCCTTAATATGACGCCTTTTGAGTCAGCAAGCGGCGAGGACTTAAGGGAGCTAGCCGAATCCATATCGGGCAAGATAAGAGAAAGGTTAATAGAGACAAAAAAGTAAAGGAGAATTAATTATGTATACTTATATTGACACAATCCAGAAGGAGAATATTGACCTTTTCTACAGCAAGGATGACGAGGGTTATATTGCTAGATTGGCAAGAATGCACACACTGTCCGCCTTCGGAGATACACCAAAAGAAGCTATGAGGGAAATGGAGACAGTGATAGAGCTAGCAAAGGAGAACTAAAATAAAACCATCAATACCATACGAAGTTTTTTACAGTAAAAGGCACAAAGGGTATATTGCCAGAAGGCTTGATGAGCGTGGAGATTCTACTTTTGCCACTACCAAGAAGGAAGCATTGAGGATGCTTGGTACAGAGTGGCCGCCTCATCAGAAACTTGTCACAAAGGAGAACTAATTTTAGAAATGATTGAGCTTGAAGACGATTATATTATCAAAATGCCACCTAAAAATAGTTACAAAATATGGGTGAAGGTCAAAAGTGTTAAGAAAGGTGAACTTAATATCGTAGAGCCTTTGGAGATTGAAAACGATGATTGACTGTCAGTTTTTAGGCAAGCATAACATCTGCATTCACCCAGCCCTGAGTAGACGCAAGGGCAGGAAGTGCACCTATGCAGGCAGGGCGGTTTGCGAGGAATGGCGGTGCTTCTTTAGGCTGCCGAGAAAGAAAGGAGAAAATGATGAATAACACAGCAAGTAGTCCAGCAACAGAATATGATATGAGTAATAGTACTCTCATGGGAACGGATATTATTAGCAGAGAGGAAGCTAAGCTAAGGATAGTACGATTATTAATAGAGAGAAAAAAGCTAGATTATTTGGATATTGTGACGGAGCTTAAATTAGACTTGAGGCTAGTAGTCGATATATGTGAAGAGTTGATAGAAGAAGGGAAAATCGAGGATGCTAGTAAAGCAGATTAAGGAAAGCGTAGACTTTCTGGTTGACGAAATACTTATGGGGATTGATGACGACAGGGGTTTGATAATCTGGCGCAACTTCATCAGGCGAACTCGGCCATACGAGGTCAAGTTCACAAAGGTGCTCAAGGGGCTGTTCAGACAGCAGGAGAAAGAGGTTCTTTCTAACATGGGGAAATATCCGAAACAAATAGAACGGGAATGCTTGAAGAGCCATGCTAAATCAGCTATGAGCCAGTTGCTTCCCGTTTTGCAAAAGCAGAATTGGCTTAGTGCTTGGCTCTTCGCCGAGATGATGTGGCGCAGGCGGTTCAGTAATAACGGTAAGCCCTTTATCGGTGGAGTGCTGGAGGATGTAGGCCAGGCCGAGCTAACTAACCTAGTAATTGGAATAGATTTTAATGTAACTAATCCACGTGTCCAGGAATTCATAAGCAAGAATGCAGACAAGTTCAGCTTTGCGACAAACGATGCCACGATAGACTCGCTAAGAAAGCAGCTGATAGCGGGGGTCAAGCTAGGCGAAGGTATGCCCGATTTGGCTAAGAGAGTTAACAAGGTGTTCGGGTTCGCTGAGAAATACAGAGCGACCAGGATAGCCAGGACAGAAATTATTAGAAGTGCTTCAGCGGGAGCGGAATTCGCCTATATCCAAAGTGGAGTATGTTCTGGAAAGACTTGGCTCACGGCTGCGGATGAGAGAGTTTGCCCTGAGTGTGAGGCTATGAATGGCAAGAAGGCGGGATTAGGTAAATCGTTTAATACAACGGGACTTGATGTCGATTTAGACTATACAGAAGG